TGATTCGGGCTGCAGCCACGAAATGGGCCAATCGTTCGGCAGAGGGGGCGCAGCGTCGAACGTGATTTCGATTTCGCGGAAGCGGTCCGAAAGCGAGCTTAGCTCCTCGGAAAACTGGATGCGGCCGTCTTCGAGATAACCGATGTGGCTGGCAAAAGTCTCGATGTCGGCCAGGTCGTGCGAGGAGATGAGAATGGTGGTGTTCTGGCTGCGTTCCAGCAGACCACCGATAAATTCATCGCGGGCCAGCGGATCGAGGCCGGTGAAGGGTTCATCGAGCACCACCACTTCCGGCCGGTAGGCAAGCGAGGAGGCCAGCGCGGCTTTCATGCGCATGCCCCGCGAGAGGTTCTTCAGCTTGCGGTCGCCGGGCAGCTTGAATTGTCGCACGAGCTGCGCAGCCAGCTCCCCGTCCCATCCGGGATAGAAAGGCCGCAGGTAGCGCAGGAAGTAGTCGACCGTCATCCATTCGGGCATGTCCTGGTTTTCCGAGACATAACCGATGCGGGTAAAGTCGCTTCCGGCGAGACGACGCGAGTCGATGCCGAGAATTTCAGCGCTTCCGGCGTTAGGGCGGAAGATGTTCATGAGGATCTTGATGGTGGTGGTCTTGCCCGCGCCGTTCGGGCCGATCAGGGCAAACACGGCGTCCTTAGGCACGGCGAGGGTGATGCCATTCAGCACGGAGGTCCGGCGGAACTTTTTCGTAAGTCCAGTAATACGGATCGGATCGCTCATTCTCTGCGAGCTCCCTTCGATGTTGGATTCGGTCCGGCGTCTGCGGCCGGTTCGAGCCTGCTCCAGTGCGTCTTGAGGGCGCCGATGACATCGTCGATTTTCATTCCCAGCCTGCGCGCCTCGACCACCAGGTGCTCCAGTTCGTTATCGAGAAGACGGGTGCGCTCGGCGGCCGTGGAGCGCGCCGGCTGTGCCACGATTGTGCCGGTGCCCGGACGAACCTCGAGCAATCGACCACCGAGGAGGCCTGCGGAGAATTCGCGAAGCGCTTTCCGAATCATCGCGCCGGAGTGGTGGTTTACGGCGACGCCTCAGGGAACAGCCAGCACACTACGGGGGCTTCGGACTATCAGATTGTGCGGGACTATTTTCGCGCGAGCTATGGAGGGCGGGTGGAATACAGAGTGCCTAAGGCGAATCCCAGCGTACGGGACCGGGTCATGCTGGCTAATTCGAAATTGCGGACGGCGGCAGGGGAGATCCGATTGTGGGTGGATCCTAAGTGCAAAGAGCTGATTAAGGACTTCGAGCAGGTTTCCTATAAGGCGGACAGCAACGCCATTGATAAGGAGAAAGACAGGCGGAGGACGCATTTATCCGATGCACTCGGCTATTTATTGTGGCAGGAGTGCAGACCGATGCCCGGGATGGGTGAGCACACGGAGCGGCTGATTTGAGGACGAAATGTTGAACATCGACAGGGAGCATCCCGAGTATGTGGCCAAGAGGGCGATGTGGAAGAAGTACAGGGACCTGTATGTGGGCGGCGAACAGATGCGGGAGTGTGCCGTCGAGTATCTGGTGCGGCGGCATAAGGAGCCGAACGACATATACGCGGAGCGGTTGAGCCGGGTCTTTTACGAAAACTACATCGGATCGATCATCGACTGGTACGCGGCGACGCTGATGCGGCGCGAGGCTGTGCTGCTGTTTGAAGGCAACAACGACGCCGCCAAGGACTTTTACAACCAACTGACCGAGGACTGCGATCTAAAGGGCACCAGCATCGCGGAGTTCTTCCGGCAGCGTTTCGTGCAGGCCCTGGTGCAGGGCCGGAGCTACATCGTGATTGATTTTCCACGTGCGCCGGGCCCAGTGACGAACCGGGCGGAAGAAGATGCGATGGGCCGCTCGCGCGCCTTTCTGGTGGATTACTCACCGGAAGAACTGATCAACTGGAGCTACGACGACCGCGGCGGGCTGGAATGGGTAGTGATCCGGACGTCGTCGCTGCGAAAGACGAATGTCACCGACCAGGACTGGGTGCGCGAGACACGCTGGATCTACTACGATCGCCAGCACTATAAGGTTTATCAGAGACTGAAAGACAAGGAAGTGAAGTTGGTTGACGAGGGATTGCACGGGTTGGCGAGCCAGAACCGGGTACCACTGTTTCCGCTGCAGGTGACGGAAGGGCTGTGGCTGATGAATAAGGCCGCCTTACTCCAGGTGGAGCACTTTAATAAGTCGAACGGACTTGGGTGGGCGCTGACAATGGGTTTGTTCGCTTCTCCAATCATCTATTCGGACCGCGAATGGAACCAGATCGTGGGCGAGTCTTACTTCATTCAACTGGGTCCGCAGGATCGCTTCGGCTGGACCGAGCCTGAGGGCAAGGTATACCAGATCGCGGCGGACAATCTGGTGCAGTTGAAAGACGAGATTTACAGGGTAAGTTACCTTATGGGGCACGCCGGCGGGTCCGACGCGGCGTCAACACAACAGTCCGGGGTCAGCAAGCAACGGGATTTCAGTATCACACAGGAAGTCTTGCGGGCATACGGCGACGCGGTAAAGGAGACGATGAAGCAGGTTTTTCGGGCCATCGCCGCCGCCCGGCAGGATGCAATCTCGGTGCATGTATCGGGGCTCGACGAATTCGACATCGGCGACTTCAGCAACGAGTTGGACGATGCGCGAAAGCTGCTGACCCTGGGGATCGATTCGGAGACGCTGAAGAAACAGGTTTTCAAGAAACTGGCATTCAAGTTTCTTTCCGATGTAAGACAGGAGATCAAGACTCAGATAGCGCAGGAAATCGACGCAATGAGTTAGGAGGCTTATGGAAAGCGCAGACGTGCAAACGGTAGTGAGACAGGCAATCCAGGAGTTTCTCGAAGAGCAAACGTCCAGGACAGAACCGGCATACAAGGCTGAGCTTGTGGAGGAGCGCAAGCGCCGCGAGCAGCTGGAGCGGCGGCTAAACGAGGTGGTGGAAGAGAGCAAGCGCAGCCGGCAGGCGGCCGATCAGGCGGAGAGAGGCTCGGCTATTCGAGCGGAGTTGCAGCGGCTGGGAGTGGCCAAGATCGACTTAGCCTATCGCGCGGTGCAGGAGAGCATTTTCCGGTCGGAAGACGGCCGGCTGCTGGCGCACGGCGATAGCGGCGAGATACCGGCGAAGGAATATCTGGCCGGCTTCGTCAATGAGAATCCCGAGTTTCTGCCGGCGAGGATTTCGGGAGGATCCGGAATCACGGGCGCGCGAAAAGCGCCACCGGAGCGGCAAGACGGCGTGGACATGGAGGCCATACGGCCGGGCATGAGCGCCGAGGACATGGAACGTGTGCGCAAAGAGATCGTGCGCGTCGCCTCACAGAGCTTACGAGGCATATAGGCAGAGTTAGCGACAAAACCGCTCCCTACGGTCACGGATCAGCATGCGTCACCGTATAGAGCAGGATTCAAAAGGAGAATGAGTGGCGATTATTACTTCAGCAAATGTGGCTAGCGCGATTGTCAAGCTGGTGGCGGCGGACGCTCTGCCGGCCCTGGTGGGGAACCTTGTCATGGGTAACCTGGTGAATCGTGATTATGAGCCTGTATTGGCGCAGGCAGGGGATACTGTAAACATTCCGATTGCCCCTGTCCTGGTAGCCAACAACATAGCCGAGGGCGGGACAGTACAGCCGCAGAACCCGAATTTGGGGAATGCGCAGATCGTACTGAATACACACGCCGAAGCGACTTTCCAGATCCCGGATGTGACCAAGGTGCTGGCGGTCCCGGACTTACTGCAGTTGTATATGCAGCCGGCCGTGGTGGCAATCGCGGAGAGCATAGAGACCTCTTTGTTGAGCCTGTACGCGAGTCTTACGGCGAACACACCGTTGGGCACGCCCGGCACCGCGATGACCGAGGAAGTGGTGGACGCGGCGGAGAGCGCGTTGTTCACAGCGAAAGTTCCGCCGTCGGAGCCGAAGTTCCTGCTGGTAGACGTGGCGACCTATTCGGCGCTGCGGCAGATCGAGCGGTTCAGTGAGTTCCAGACGGCTGGGGATGCCGGATTACGGGCGTTGATCGATGGCACGGTGGGCAAGATCAAGGACTTCTTCGTGCTGCGGTCGCAGTATATCTCGTACACAGGCAGCGCGCCAATCACTACTCACAATATCGCTTTCACGAAGAACGCCATCGGCTTGGTGATCCGGAGGCTGCCGCAGCCATTGTACGGTACGGGCGCGGTGGCGCACTACGCCGAGATGGGGAACTTTGGCATGCGGGTAGTGATGAGCTACCAGCCGAATACCCTGGCGCAGCAGTTTACGGTGGACGTGCTGTACGGGTGCGCGGTGCTCCAGAACAATTTCGGTGTGCAGGTGAACAGCTAGCTAGGGGCGGGGCCGGGCGCACCGGCCCCTACAAAGGGGAGCCATGGACTTACAGATTTATTACAGGAAAATTCGAGAGATCGAGAAGAGCCTGAGCGACCTGTCCGTTGTGATGGTTAGCCTGGATACTCCGGACGGCGGCCGGGAGGGAGTGCGTACCGAGGTTCCGAGGCGCACGGCCGCGAAGATGATCGTGGAGGGCTCCGCGCGCTTGGCGACGAGCGAGGAAGTCAGTGAGTTTCAGGAGCGGAAAGCGGAGGCCAAAAGCCGGGCGGATCAGCTTGCGGCGGCCTCGCGGATGCAATTTACAGTAGTTTCACAGAACGACCTGCGGAGGCTGAAGGGCGGCACGCGGTCGGGTGGAGAGTAGGACAAAAGTCAATGGCGCTGTTCACCGACGGCATATCGACGATTCAGGATCTGATAAACCAAGACAACTCCGTGCTGACAACGGCACAAACGGAGAACATCGACCTGACTCAGAAACTGGCGATCGCGCTGACAGAGCTGGGGATCGAAGTGATGGCGCTGTTACAGCCGGGCAACACTTGCGGCTGGGACGTCTGGCTGCCTCCCAGCCCGCAGTTGATCAACATCGTGGTCACGCCGCCGCTGCAGCTATGGCACGTGTTTCAGAGCCTGACGCTGGTTTACCAGGACGCCTACTACAACCAACTGAACGACCGCTATCAGGCCAAGCGAAACCAATTTCAGCAACTCGCCAAGTGGGCTATGCAGAAGCTCATCCAGAGCGGCCTTGGAATTGTATCGGACCCGCTGCCGGAGGCCGCCGCGCCGCAATTGACTGCGATCCCAGGCGGGCAACCGGCAGCGACTTATTATGCAAGTGTCTCGTGGCTGAATGTGGAAGGCGAGGAGGGACAGCCGGGCGACGCTGCCGCTTTGACGGTGGAGGCTGGAAACGTCCTGGTCGTACAGCCTCTCAGTCAACCTACAAACGCTGTGAGCTGGAATGTCTATGCAGGAACACTAGCCACGGTGTTAACACTTCAAAATTCGGCGCCTTTGGCGCTCGATCAAGTGTGGATTCAGGCAGCACCGGTCAGCCTCGGGGGGACAGCGCCGGGCACCGGGCAAGCGGCAAACTATACGCGCTCTCTCCCGCGCGTGATCCAGAGAGGTTAAAGAGATGGCATGGGTAGGCAGCACGGTTACTACGCAGGTGCTCGGGTTACTGAGCATGCCGCAAGGGCTGAACGCGTGCGTCGCGACCCTGGCACAGGCCCTCAACACCACCGCGACGCCACTGGCCGGGAGCCAGTTGTTGGCGCAGAATGTACCGATCGACCTGTCCGAACGCAGCACGGACGTGACCTATCCGGCGGTGAGCGTCTACTGCGACAAGATCGTGAACCAGCTCAAGGAGAAGTTCCGCGTGTTTTCCGGCATCGCTGTCATGACGATCGAGGTACGAGTATCGCAAGACAGACTGGAAGGGATCGAAGCACAGTCGCAGATGTATCTCGACGCGGTGACACAGGTGCTCGACCAGAATCGCGGAGACTGGGGAGAAGGCATGTTCTACGCGGGCGGATATGAGGCTGCCTTCGGGCAAGTGAAGCATGGCGGCCGGAACTTCATTCAAGTGGCGAAGGTCACTTTCGACGTGGGAGTGAGTAACTAACGTTATGGCATCGTACATTTCGTCGAATGCGAACCGGTTTTACGCTGGGCTGGAACAAGCCTACGGACAAGTGCCGGCGGTCACGTCGCTGAACCGATTTCCGGCGGTGAAGCTGACGGCTAAGAATCAGATCGAGAAGGCAGACCGGAAAGACAAGACGGGCAGTCGGACATTTGTCGGTCTGCCGGTGGGAATGCGATTGCAAACCACCTTCGATCTGACGACTTACATGACCAGCTGGGGGGGCCAGGGCTCGGGGCCGGCTTATGGGCCGCTGTTTCAAGCGAGCCTGGGAGCGCCTCCGGTGATGTACAACGGGGGGACGGCCGCGGCGGGTTCAAGCGGCACAACCCTGGCATTTGACGCTCCGCACGGCCTGAGTGTGGGCCAAGGCGTTTCCTGCAATGGGGAGATCCGGTTTGTAACGGCAATTGTCAGCACGGCCACGGTGCAGGTGAACGCGCCCTTCTCCACTGCGCCGGGAGCGGGGACCCAGATCTCGCCGAGTATTTCGTATTTTCCAGCCACTAACCTGCCGAGCCTCAGCCTGTTCGACTATTGGGACCCGGCTACAGCGGTACAGAGACTCCTATGTGGAGCGGCGGTGAACCAGATGTCAGTCACGGTGAATGGCGACTTTCACCAGTTTGGGTTCAACGGTATGGCGCAAGACCTGGTCGACAGCTCAAGTTTTGCGAGCGGGTCGGGGCAACTTACGGTCTTCCCGGCGGAGCCGGCGCTGGGGGCGTTCGATTATTCGATTGTGCCGGGCAATATGGGAGAGGCGTGGATGGGCAGCACGCCCAACCAGTTTTATACGATTACGAGTGGCTCGTTTCAATTGGACAACGGCCTTGACATGAGATCCAAGGAATTCGGCACAAATCTGCCGAGGGCGATCGCACCCGGTAAGAGATCGGTGACGGCGAATTTCAATCTATACGAGATGAATGACACCGCAACGCCAAGCTTGTACCAGGCGGCCAGGCAACAGTCTCCAGTCAGCGTGATGTTCCAGTTGGGCCAGCAGGCGGGACAGGTGATGGCCGTTTATCTGATGAGCATGGTGCCGGTGGTGCCACAGTTCGATGACAGCGATAACATGCTGCAGTGGAAGTTTCAGAGCTCCCGAGCGCAGGGAACGACGGATAACGAAATCGTGGTGGCGTTCGGGTAGTCATGGTCGGCCTTATGGAATATACGAGTTATGAAGTCATAGATTCCAAGCTGGCGCCGGGGGTGAGTTACACGGTTGCCAAGATGTCATTCGGCCGGCGGGTGGAATTGACCCGCAGGATTCGGAAACTGGGGCTGCGGAAGGAGTTTCTGGAGGCCGGCGACAGTCCTGACGAAAAAATGGAAGCCGCTCTGCTGGCGTCCGAGATCGACCGTCTTTACCTGGTCTGGGGATTGAAGGAAGTGGCCGGTTTGGAACTGGACGGAATGCCGGCCACCCCGGATGCACTGGCCGGAAGCGGTCCCGAGGAGCTTTTCCGGGAGGCGCTGACGGCCATCAAGCAACAGTGCGGGCTGTCGGAATCCGAAAGAAAAAACTGATCGTCGCACTCCATTTTCAATTTTCCAACCAAGCCGGCTGGGAGTGCGAGACATGCCGTAAAGCCGGCCTGGAGATGAAGCGGCGCTGCGGCTGGATACCGCGTGCTCTGGAGACAGCGCCGCGCGTGATCTGGGCCAGGAATAGCGTCGCCACCATGGCCTGTCCGAAATCGTTTATTACGGCACAGAGCCTGGCATGGGTAGAGGAGTATTTAGTGCGGCGCAAGCTTGGACAAAGGGGTATAGAGGGGCTGGGAGCGCGGGAAGTGGAGGCGTTTCTGATTCTGGAGCATGAGCTTGCCGGGGCGCAACAGGCGCGGGAGCCCGCGCGAGGCAGACGTCAAGGGGCGTTCTAGCCGGGCGTCCCGCTCAGGAATTGAGGACCGCTCCCTGACGGTCGTGGTTCGCGGTCGGAAGTGCTTGCAAGCAAGCAAATCATATAACAGGACGCTAGCATGTCGAGCACATCACAACAGACCATTCTGAGCGCGTTCAATAATGCCGCCGGAAGTCAGGGGAGCGGAGGCGGCGCGGCCGGCACGGCGGGGGACCAGTCCACTTCCACCGATCAGGGCTTGACGGATGCCTTGACTCAGGCAACGCAAGTGATCGACGCGCAGACGGACGCAACCTCCGCGAACACGGACGCGCTGGGTGTCGAGACGCAGACGAAGAGCAGCGGCAGCAGCGGCGGCTCAGCGGCGTCAGACGCAGTGAGCACGGCGAGCTCGGTTTTGGGCGGTGGTCTGAGCCTGCTACCCCTGATATCCATCTTCACGAGTCTCTTTGGCGGCGGTCAGTCGCAACAGCCGGCGCCGCTGGTGCCCTATTCAATGCCTCCGGCGCTGAACCTGCAGACCACCACTAACGACCAGGACGTGACCTATGGAGAGAACGGGCTACCCAAGACCGCCA